CTGACCATCCACACCGGGGCAGCACTTAAGGTGTTAAGCGATGGCCGTAACGCTCACCTAATCCAGAAACCGAGTAGCTGGTGGCTCCCCAAACTCTATGAGCGGTTTGAGATTGTCCACCTCGCCTCACTACCCCAAGATGGCTTCTGGCTCGTGGTCAGCGGGCGTACTCTGGCTTGATACACCCCGTAACGCTCGTAGAGGTCTTTTACGGCCTCTTGAGCGTCACGGGCAACGTAGAACTCCCCCCGAGGCTCAAAGACCGTACGGAACGTCTCTTGGCTTTGCGTGAGTTTGCCTTTAGGGGTTTTGATTTCAACCCAGCAGACCCACGGCGTACCGTCCGGGAGGGGTTTGGCGATGAGCTTGTCGGGGACTTGCCCCACTTGAGCGTAATCGTAGACCGTGAACCCCGCCGCCCGTAACGCTTCGGTGATCGTTGCGTCGTTGGCGTCGCGTCTGGCCGCGTGTCGCATTCTCTAGCCTCGTTGATGCAGCGGATAAGCCATATTTGCCACCAAACCCTATTGGCCTTCTTTAGCGGTGGTACGCGCACGATCCCTTAACCTCTCCACAGCCTTTTCACCCCATAACTGGCGCACCAATCCAATCGCATCCCGATCTGATAGCACCGCCTCTGCCCCAGCCTCACGCACTAACTCGGCTACCCGCTCACGGTTCACCTCAATGCCTCTGGCTAACTGTGCGTCGTAGAAACGTAGTCGGTTCAGCGGTGACTGTCGCACCAACTCATTCCACGTTGCTGAATTAGAGTGCAACTGGTGTTCTAGGTTATGACTGGGTTTAACCTTTTCGGTAGTTACAGTCGGAGAATAAGTGTATTCATCACCCATGTTTATGACCTATCTGTGGTTTAAGACTATATGACTGATGGTGAACTCTGCACGGTCATTGGACGGATTACGCCTAATGAGATCGCACAGAGTTGATGACTGACGGAGCCACCCTGCTGCGAGCTACTTTTGCCGGTTTCCCGGTGCCATTCACGCTTCCTCGCTTCACGCTGCGTGTCTAGAGGCTGGCCGCCCCGGTCTAGATTCAAGCTCTGTCTGCGCGTTGTTTCCCCGACCAGACAGGCCGAGGGAGGGAGTGTTTGACAGGAGTAGAACACTAGCCTACCCTATCCACACTCACCTACCCTGTGAGCAAAGTAGATCACCCCGTGTGATCCGTCAAGCCCCCGAAAGGGGGTTTGTCGTTTCTAGCCTCTGTAACGGCGTCAGAGACGATCTTGATGATCGCAGCCACCGTTCTCGCCTTGCGTCTGGAGGCTCTAGCAGAGGCTCTGCGGCGGTCTACGTTGGCGTAGTAATAGGCACGGTGGTACACGGTGCGATTCAAAACAACTGCCCTTGGCTTGCAGGGGCATAATTGATGTCATATCGCTGACTGTCCCCTTTTGGATACGGTTCTACGGGGTACAACAACTCGCTTCGTAACCGTTTGCGGTCTTTTTTGTCCGCGCAGATGTAAATGTAACGATGCTTGCGAGGGCGATCTTCTAAATAAAAATCATCGCCAAATCGCTGTCTCATGTATTCGGCTGGGCTTTCTTGCCCGTGTGCCATGTTTGCAACAGTTTTTCCGTGCAAATGCTCCATTCCGCGTATTTTCCAATTGGTTCGTTTTGCGGAAAGCCCCGTATATAAAAAATTAGTTGCTTGATATATGTAACCTACATGGCCTTGAGCCATGTCTGCATAGCTGACAACGATGCGCGGTTTGGGCAATAGCCGTAACGACTGACCTACCAACGTGCTTGGCCCGTTTTTGATCGGATTACGAAAAACCAATCGGTTTAGCTCTAACACAATGTCTACATTTGATTTACCCGCTACTCCTTCGCACAACGAAGGCGATGGGGGACATCCATAAGTAATTGCCCCCTCCATTACGTTGTCAACGAACAAACCAAACGCAAATGAAATGCTTGGTATACGTTTTGCGTAATGCACGTTTAACAACCATTCGTGCGTTTCCTCGTTTTTGATTGGCAACACGCGCATTAGGGCTTGGCAACCTTGCCAGCTTGTAACTGCCAAAGGCGAGCATCTGGCACTTTGCCCACCTTGACCCATTGCTGTACCGCCGCTCGGGTAACCCCGAAAGCCTTGGCAACAGCGTATTGGGAGCCGTATTTCTTGATGAGTTGTTGAGGTTTCATAATTTGTAGGATAGGGGGGTTGACATTGCCGTGTCAAGGCAACTATCCTATCAACCGTTGACAAACACAACACAGGAGCAACAGATATGCCACGCAAAGACACTTTCAGCGGTTTCGGTACGTTCTACGCACTTTCCAACAAGTTTGAGGTGCGCGTGGAATACACGCAGGACATGGACGGCGGCATCATGTTAGAGGCTGCCGACATCATCGGCATCTTCCTTGATGACGACCGTACCGCCTCCACGCTCAACCACGACATTCCATTGCATTTGAGCGATCTCAACTCTGATGCCATTTTAGAGTTAGAGGAAATTGCTACCCAAGACGCTTTGACGTTCGGCCCGTATGGGGAGGAGATATGAAATCTCCTTACCCGCAATTCATTGCCATTGCCATCTTGTTTCTGATCGCTGCCGCCTGTGACCCCTGTGGTGACGGCGGTTGTACCGCAGCAGAGGAGCGAGCCAGTCATGCACGATGACGATATGACTTGGTGGCATCACCAAGACGAACTGATGCAACAGCTGGAAGAACAAGAACGCATAGAAGCCTGTAACCGGGCAATAGACGAACTCAAGGAGAAGGAAGATGAGTGAATTACTCAAAATCAACGTCAACGAACACACCGAACGCAAAGGCAACCTCACGTATTTGTCGTGGGCGTGGGCTTGGGCAGAAGTGCTCAAGATTGACCCATCAGCTTGTTGGACGGCGCATGAATGGGCAGATCGTCCCGCCATGTTCCTGCCCGACGGTTCTGCAATGGTAAAGGTCACCGTGGAGATTAACGGCAACATCAAGTCATGCGTGTTGCCCGTCATGGACAACCGCAACCGTGCTATTCAGAACCCCGACGCGTTTGCGATCAACACCGCCATCATGCGTTGCCTTGCCAAGTGCATCGCCATGTTTGGGTTAGGGCTGTACATCTACGCGGGCGAGGATTTGCCCGAGGGTGAAGCGCCGCAAGTTGACCCCGATCTGGTTGCGTTGATCAACGGTGCGGTGTCGGTGGAAGAACTGACCAAGTTGTTTAAGCGTCTGACCAAAGAGCAGCGCATGACGCACATTGACCAGTTTACCGCTCGCAAAAAAGAACTGACCGGCCCGGAGGCAGCATGAAAAGAGCAAAAGGCGAACGGTGTTGCGTGAATTGCTTTCATTTTGTGCAACACGCAGATCATGATTTTGATGGGTTTTGCGCGTTTGCATGGCCGCCATACCTAGAGGCAAAAAGGCAATCGGTTAGTGCATACGACTCTTGCAGCCTGTTTGACGAACTAGAAGAAAACGAAATAAGCATTGAATTTGTGGAGGCGCAATGAGTGACGTTCAACGTAGTGAGGCTTGGTTTGCCCAGCGCCTCGGGAAAGTTACGGCAAGCCGCGTCAGCGATGTGATCGCCAAGACCAAGAGCGGTTATAGCGCCTCCCGCGATAACTACATGGCCGACCTTATCGTGGAGCGGCTGACGGGCCAAAAGGCCAGCAGTTTCAGCAACGCGGCAATGGAATGGGGTACAGCCACAGAACCTGCTGCTAGGGCCGCGTATAGCGCGTTTACAGGCGAGTTGGTGGAAGAGGTGGGCTTTGTAGACCATTACCGCATCGCAAATTCTGGCGCGTCCCCAGACGGTCTAGTGGGCGATGGGCTAGTGGAAATCAAATGCCCGGCGACCAGCACGATGCTGGAGACGCTGTTAGCCGACAAGGTGCCGTCCAAGTACATCCCGCAGATGCAATGGCAGATGGCTTGCACCGAACGCAAGTGGTGTGACTTTGTGAGTTACGACCCGCGCCTGCCCGATCACCTTCGGTTGTTTGTGAAGCGCGTGGAGCGTGACGATGAGTACATCAAGATGCTAGAGGGCGAAATCACGCTCTTTTTGGCCGAGCTGGAAGAAAAAGTAACCAAATTACAGGAGTTAAAGCGTGGATAAGTTTGACCTGAATATGCGTGGCGTCCTGTTTAAGAACGACAAAGGTGAGAACGCCAAACGGCCTGACTACCGTGGGTCGTGCGTGATCAACAACGTGGACTTCAATGTATCAGGCTGGAAGAAGGTAAGCCAAAAGACAGGTGACGCTTACTTGTCGTTGAAGTTTGAGGCAAAGGGAGAGGGCAAGCTGTCGCGTTCTGGCGAACCGCAGCGCCAGCCGACGAAGAAGCCCGAGATAACCGAGAAGAACTGGGACGACTTTGATACACCATTTTGAATTTGAGGCACGGTTTAGGGCGAGTCGCCCGGCAGAGATTGTCGTGGCGACTTACCTCCTGAACATTGGGCATACGGTGACGTTACCGCAGCGTCGATTACGCGCTGACTTTGCCGACCGTAAAGAGTTTGCCGATAAGGGCGATATTTACGCCTCGGGTAAGCGCATAGAGGTGAAACATCTCAAGCGTGACTTTGATTTTGAGGACTGGCCGTTTGATAACGCCACAATCTGCGCTAAAGCCTCGTTTGACGCTGCCCACCCACGCCCCGACTACTACTACCTTGTCAACCAAAGCATGACGGTAGCGGCTCTGGTGGACGTTAAGACGACCTTCCCAGATTGGTTTGTGCAGAACAAGTGGATACCGCTCGGGGATACGATTACGACGTTTATGCCGTGACGCCCGAATACCTCGGATGGCGGTATATCGACTTTGAGGAGCGACTGTGACAGAGCTTCCTATTTTTATCGGCTACGACAGCCGTGAGGACATCGCGTATCGGGTAGCGCGGCGATCCATTGAGCGCCATGCGCGTAACCCGGTGTATATCCAGCCGATTGACCAAGCGTATTTGCGTGAAATCGGACTGTACTGGCGTCCTGACGATCCGCTCTCATCAACGCAGTTTAGTTTTACGCGCTTCCTTGTCCCCTACCTCTGTGATTACAAGGGTTGGGCGGTGTTTCT